TGCTAACCCACTATTTGATCCTAGCTGTCAAGGATACTCAACTGCAAATCAAAATTTAATTTGCAATCAAAATCCTGCAAGTGATCCAAGCTGCCCAGACTATTATATCGCAAATTGTAATTTAGATCCTTTATACGATCCGGGATGTTCTGGATATGCAGACGCATACTTTGATGAACAATGTTCTATGGATGCACAATATAGTGATCAGTGTATTGGATTTGTAGATTTTTCTATGGACAACGATGCAGTTGAAATATACGATCCAATAGTAGAAAATGTTTTAGAACAAGAATACAGTGAACCTATTTACTCTGCAGAAATTCCTATTTTTGAATTTGAATATGTAGACGAAAATGTTCAAGAAGAAGGTAACATACCTGCGTTTGGAGACGAATTTCAAGTACTCGAAGATGACATTGAAGCAGAAATTGCAGCATTAGAAGCTGAAGGTGAAAGTGCTGATGGTGAATTAAATTTAGAAGATGATATTGAGAATGAAATTAGTCAACTAGAAGAATCAACAAATGATGTTGATGCAGAAGATCCTCGTAATGGTGGTGGAGGAAAGAATATGGAGGACGACATTGAAGCAGAAATCGCGCAACTGGAACAAGAATCGAATTCCAAAGAAGGGAAGTCAGAGTCCTCACTCGAAGATGAAGTACAAGTCTCCGATAATAGTAATAGGCCCGACGGAATGGTCGGAACCAAGGGAAAAGCAGACAAACGGAAAGTCGTACCTAACAAGAATACTTCTAGGCGGGACAAGATGCGACTACTCATAGCACAAAAAGCAGTAGAAGCTACATTAGAATTAGAAAAAGCTATAACACTTGAGCAGTCACTTGATATTCAAAGAAGAGTTTTAGCATTGATTAGTTTTGTGCCTGACTTCAAAGACGTATACACAACAAAAAAACTAAACCAAGTTAATTTTTATCCACCTCAATCAGTAGTAGATCATCAGTTTTCTAGATGGTTCCTCAATGATCCAAAATTTGGTGCGATGGAAGATTCACAATACAATTTCAATTAGGAGCAAATAAATGGCTGAAATAGAATACGGTGGAATCAAGTTAGGTGGCAGTAAGCTCCTATTAGTCTTGCCACTCATCGGTACACTAGGCGGTGGACTGTGGGGAGGCTTTGAGTTCTACAAAGATTATATGGATATGAAAGAACAAATTACAAACTATGTAGCACCAGATCTATCAGAGTTTGATAAGAACCTTGCACTTATCAAAGAAGAAATGGTCATGACCAGAGAAGAAGTAGGTATTATCAAAGATGCGATTGGCGAACAGGTTGATTTCATGCGTGATGCAAAACATGATTTACGCGGTGACTTAGTTCGTATGGAAAAAATACTAGACAAAGTCGAAAACGATATCGATAAGGTAGAAGATGAAGCACAGGCTCTTATGGATAGAACTAAAAAAGATGCTCGTATTATGATTGACGATGCATCTAATCGTTTTAATGACAAAGTGTCAGGCATGGAAGGTTACGTTAAAAGAGAGTTAGGTAACCTTGAAAAGAATCTCGATATAAAACTACAAAAGAGTTTAGATAATCCTTTAGCTAATCGCTAGTCTTTTCTATCATGCATAGCTAATGCTATAATTCCATAATGTACTACTTTAAGAAGGTCTGCTCTATTCAGGCCTTCTTTTTTTCCATAACGCTGACAGTACTTAAGTACATTACCTAAAGCAAATCCCATACCGTGGCCACAATCTTCAATGATTTGTGTTGCTTGATATTTACCTTGCGAGTAGTGAGCATCGTACGTTGTATCGATATAGGCTTTAATTTCTTTTAGAAGTTCACCTTCGTTAAAAGCGTAATCCACTGGTGGATCATATGCAATATTAACATTATTTAGATATGTTGTATTATTTTCTAAATTTTGGTCAAAGTTAAATCTGATTTGACGATATTCGTCTTCTACTCCAGCACCAGTATAATTAATCTCCATTAGCAAACTCCTCAATTGTAGGGAACACCTGCGAAATTGCTTTGGCGCATGCTTGAGCAATTGCCATGTGTTCTCGTTGTGTACCGTTGCCTGACCTAAGATCAATGAAATGAATCCACGATCGTAAGGTACCATTAACATATAAGCGAGACATCGTCAGGCCTTCGGGTAATACCGACCTCGCTTGTTCTTTTGCAATCCCTTGTTCGATTGCCCAGTTATAAACTTCTTTAGATTTAGCAATAACTTCTTGTTGCTTCATATCCCACATGTCTTGTGTTTGAATATCAGCTGCATCAATAGAATTTTGTCGATTCTTAGGATCTTGCAATCTTGCACCTCTCCGAACAAATTCTAAATCTTCTACTGGATTAGCATACCTTTGGCTAAACTCTTGGAATGAAAATGAACGATGGCGTAAAATTTGCCTTGCAATATCGCGAGTTGTTTCGATCTCTAAGCAAGCAGACACCATTTCGAAAGGCGACCAATGTTTGTGTTGTGCAAGATAACGTAGCAATTTTGCCGAGGTCTCTTCGTTAATTTGGTTTGAGGGATTGGAGACACGGGCGCAATACGCCACGAGTTCCTGTATATCGTTACCGACATGTAGATTCTCCGTTGTTTGTGAATATGAAATAAGTCTTACACTCATAGCTTGAATCCTTGAAACTTTTCAGCACTGATACGCTCTGCGGTTGTAGATTTATCAAACACTGGCGTATCATCCATTAGTGTTTGGTTACTTTCTTCAGCATCAAATAATCTCATTTTAGATCTATCGACACCGACAACAAAACGTTTATATTTTGTTGGATCATTATATCTATTCTTCAATTGTTTGACCATAAGTTGGCCAGATTTTTCTAGTTCTTCTGTCGAAATAAGAGCAAACATAAGATCCGCTGTAGCTGGTAGACCAAAGCTTTCAGACGTATCTTCAAGTCCAACATCACTATTTGTAAATCCACTACGAGTAGTTTGAGTCGCAGAAAATACAGGTACATCAAATTCAACAGCAAGACCACGTAACTCCTCAGCAATTGCTTTTATATAATTATATGAATTGATAGATCCACCCATACCTTTCATCCGAGATGATGAGCAAATGTTTAGATAATCAATAAAGATTATATCAGGTTGAAATTGTCTTTTAAGTTTTAGTTCGTTAAGAAGAGCTCTGAAATGACCAGAATGAGCAGAACCAGTAGGATATTCTTTAATGATAAGTTTACCATTAGTCTTTTTAGCAAGTTCAGCAACCTTTTCAGTAAACAAAGTTTTAGGTAGCTTTTCAATTTGTTCAATTGCTACGTTAAGTAAGTTAGCATCAATACGTTCTGCAATACGTTCTTCTGCCATTTCCATAGTGATATACAGAACATTTCTACCTTGTGTTAATGCAGCAGCAGCAACATGACACATAAACAAAGATTTACCAACGCCAGTCCCAGCGAGAGCAATATTAAGAGTTTTGCTCGGGATACCTCCCTTTGTAATCTTATTAAAGTACTCAAGATCGAATGGAAGACGGTCTTCATCTTTGTTGTAGAATTCAAATCTTTGTTCTGCGTTTTCAACATAATCATGCCCCACGTTTGTATCGAATGCAACACCCAGAGCTTTTTGCAAAATATCTGGTAATGCGTTTTTAGTTAGTGATTCGTGCTTACCATCAATAATAGAAATAGATTCCATAATGGCGTTATGTAATGCACGATCTTGACACCATTTTTCGGTAGTATCGAGCAACCAATCACTATCCACCTCTTCAGCCTTAAACAAATTCGGGATAATATCCATAGAAATTTGAAACTGTTCATCAGACATATTATTAGCTTCTTGTAATTCAATCACAAGACTTTCGGCAGTAGGTAGCTTATTGTATTTTGCTACAAACTTACCTGCCTCTTTGAAGAGAACTCTGTAAGGCCCTTCAAAATACTCAGGTCTGATAAAAGGTAGAACTTTCCTCATGTACTTTTCGTCCGTGAGGAGAGATCTAAGGACTGCTTGCTCGATACTAGTACTCAAAGTTTTCCGTCTTCCCGCATTTGCTTGCGAATTGATGTTGCGCTGATGTCATGAACATCTTTACCAAGATCGTGTTCAGTGAAAGTATAACCTACACCACGACCATAGCTGATATCCACAATGTTTGGTACTACCATTATAACATAGTCTTTGCCCAAAGTAAAGGAATCTTTTCTTAAACCTTGAACAATATTTTCCATTACTTCTTCAACATTAAAAGGATTATCGTCTTGCCCTGGAACTCTTTCGTTAGCTTCAGTATCACTAGGAACTCTACGAACCATAATTACTACTTGGCCTGTAATAGCATGAATACGTCTAAAAAGTTCTTGGTGTCCATCATGCCAAGGCTGCCATCTTCCAAGCATTTGGACCGTAGGTTTTAGCCAATCAAATCCTTCAGCTTCTAATGTTGCAGTTTTTGATATTCCAACCACTATCTTTCTCCTCTAATAAAATCAGGAACTGAATTGCTATCACCAAAAGGCGCAGCCCATTCATCATTATAGCCATCTACTTGAACTACTGCAGGTTTCTTTTCAATGTGTTGCAAAACTTCTTGAGCAAATGCTGGCACTTCTTCTTCAGTCATATGTTCAGTGACAATAAAATCGGCTGTTTCGGCTGGTTCAAACATTTTATTAGTATCTTCATACCTGCCTTCAGTGATTGTATTAATCCAAATTGTGACATCTGCATCAAACTCTTCCCGAGTTGCCTCCGTCGGTGCAACAAAATCTGCAAGAGCATTTCTCTCATTCCAGTTTTCGAAGTCACACAATGCGTACATTCTTTGGGCTTGTCTAGTTCTTCCTTCAGGAGAAAAGTCCCAGTCATTAGCAGCTTTACGGATTTGATCTGCATTAAACCAAGCACACTCTGGCAGTTCTTTAACGAGCCTTTCAGCTAGCCAAGTTTTTCCTGCGCCTGGCAATCCGCATATCAAGATTTTATAACTCAAGTTTTTACCTCATTCATTTGTAGTTCATCTTTAGCAATAGCTGACTCAAGTACAGAGTGCAATATACTGCCCACTTCGTTTTGAAGATCAACACTGTCTGGCGTTAAATCTTCAATAGGGGATTCAATAACAGTAAAATTAAAATGCATTTGTCCATTTTTACCGTCAACTTGAATATTACCAAAACGAATAATCGATTCGGTAAAATCCCCTTTTAGGATTCTTACATCCCAAGCTTGTTCTGCTTCTAATAGTTCTTTAGAAGGAATCAACTCATAGTCGAGTCCTTCTGCTTTTCTGTCTAAATCAATCATTTGCTTCTTCCACTATTTCATCCATAGAAACTAGAGAATCAGCACCAATTGAATATTGCTTTTTAATAAACTCTTTGAAATCTGTATTTTCAAAAAGTGGAGTCCAGAACTCTGCTTTTAGAGTATCTTTCTCTCTGACTTTGGCATCCATAAGCTCGCCAGTGCTACGGTCAACATGACAGTACCAACCGTTAGAAGGCTTAGCAACATAGTTGCCAGCAAGACCAACGGCGAGCAAACCACTATACTGCTCAACGCCACCTTCCCAAGAAACTGAGATAGGAATTTTTGATTTTTCTTTAACATAACGACTTTTCTCCACGTTGATTACGAAGTGATAGCCTTTAATTTCTGTACCTACTTTATTTTGTTGACGTCCAAGAATCCAAATGTTATCAGCAGAGTAGTAGATACCAGTTCCACCACCTACAATATCACGTGGAAATAATCCAATTTCTTTGTAAGTGTGATTGACAGCTAGTAGTGAAATATTTTTCATAGCCAAATAAGGTGTTGTCATTCTGAACAAACCTTTTAGAGCTTTAGCACGTGACATATCTGCTACTGATTTTTCATTCAGTGCATCTTCCATTTCTTTCTTAGAAGCAAGGTTACCGATTGAATCAATAACTACAATTACTTTATCTTGTCTATCGATATTATCAAGTTGATGTACTAAATCAAATTTGAGCTCTTCGACATTTGTAATTGGTGTATGTAAAACGCGACTAGTGTCAATACCAAATTGCGTAAAGTAACTCTGAGGACTACCGAACTCAGAATCATAAAAAAGCATAACAGCATCATCATGTTTGTTGAGATATGCCGCAGCCATAAGTAATGCAAATGATGTTTTGAAATGTTTTGAAGGACCAGCGAGAACAGTAAGCCCTGGTGCTAAACCACCTTCAGTAGAACCTGATAAAGCTACGTTTACCATCGGAACATTTGTTGGTGTCATTTCTTTTTCAGTAAAGAACTTTGATTCAGACAAAATTTCTGTATGACCAAGTCTCGAGTTCTTTTTCAGCTTGTCCATAATTGACATGCAGTTCTCCTTTTCAATTTTATAAGATAATTATACCACAGATTGCAGCAATTGTACACCATTAATTTTTATATTTTTACAACTTTTAGGTCTACGCCATAAGCCCAGACAATGTTGTTTTGGTGTATTTCCATGTGGTCTACTTCATCTTTTGTAAGTTCACCACGATCTAGTTTTTGCTGAATGTCTTTTTCTAAATATCTATGCCATTCAAGTGGAACGATATTGATATTATGAATTATTGCTAACGGTGTATTACCTTGACCTGCTCTTTCCATATCTATGCAAACGTCTCTGTGAAACATATTAAACGTTTCTGCCATAATAGGAAGTTTATGAGAAGGATCAATCCAATACTTATCATTGTATGGATGAGGTATTTCTACTTTAACAAAGCATCCATCTTTGCCACACCTATATATTTCTTTCATACATTCAATAAATTGTTCGTAGTCAAGATGTTCTAAAATATGATAAGCGTGAATTTCATCAAAGTAATCGTCAGGGAAATCCCATGGTTTTGAAATGTCCATAACCTTATCAGGGTTACATGTAGGAGTGATGTCTACGTTTATCATTCCTTCCATTTTTTGAGTACTGCAACCTAGATTAATTTTGATTGCTGCTGGAGTGTCATCTTGCCACATTTCACTTTTCCATTCTGCCAAATTACATAAACGCTTCTAATGTAGAAGGTTCTGGTTCTGACCAAAACTTTTGTTGCTTATTATCTTGAATAGCAAAATTAGACTTAATTGTTTTTAAGTTACCAGCAATAAAGTCTTTAACGTTTGCAGCCATATCAGATGCAGTAGTAACAGGAACATTCTGACAAATCATATTTAGATTCTTTACACCGCCTTGAAGTTGAAAGTCTTTAGGCATACCCATAATATCTAAACACTCTCTAACGTTAAGATACCTATCAACATCAGGGTGTGTAAGCATAATAGGCATATGACCTACAAAAGCTCCGATATAATTTTTTGGGATTTCAGTAGTCTTACGCATAATGTTACCGCCTGACTTTAACTTATCTCCCATACGAATACATTTTTGAGAATGCTTTTCGTATCCTTCTTTCACCATCCACTTAGCCATATCATAGTATGAACCACCTTCGTCTTCAAAGTGATGCAATACGTTCGTAGTTTTTTCAATGATCTTAAAAAAGTCTGTGTGATTAATGCCACCGTGCATCTCCTCTAAAACATATCTGTAATATGGGTTTTCTGAAGGTTTCTCTTTTTGTACAATAAGATCAGACATTGGATCTGCATCGTTTCTTGCAGAAGATCTAATCTGGTCTTCAATGAGTTTATGAGGGCGTTTATAATAATCAAAAACAGGTACGCTATTACCTTTCCAAAAGAAAAAGAATGCTCTATCACGAATTTGACTTAGTCCGTGTAAGATACTTTTAGTTTTGTATAAGCTGAATGTATATCCATGTTTTGCGGCGAGTTTTCTAAGCTGTCGTACGACAGGTTCACCCATTGCTGATGCGAGTCTTGGCGCATTTTCTCCCCATAAAACTTTTGGTGAGACTGTTTCAAGGATGTATTCGCTAGACTTAACCATCCAGTCATTATGTTCTGAGTTAGATGATGAAGAAACACTAAGGCTAGAAAGACCAGCACAAGGACATACAGAGTTGACAACATCCACTTTATGAGGAGCTTTTCCTCCTTCATCGAGTTTAATATAGGGAACTTCGTTTTCATAATAATTCACCAATTGGCTATCGTTTGCTTCAAATCCTGAGTATGATAAAATGTACTCAGGTTTAACACCAAACACATTTTGCATAGCAAAGGTTTCTCCACCTATAAGTGGAACAATACTTGCATAACTAGTCATAATTTACGTTTTGCTCTTTCTCTCTATCGTCCCTCTCATATCCAGAACGAAGTTGATTATTAGCTTCAATTACTTTTTCGAGAACAGTGAACTCTGGAGCAAAGAATGATAAAGCTTTTGTATCTTTAGGGAAACAAGCACCACCGTAACCGCGACGGCCATCAAACCCAGGTACAACAGTGTGACTATGACCGATACGAGGATCAGTACCGATAGCAGCGATAATTCTATTAAAGTTTCCATGACCGTTAACAACATCAAAGAACTGGTTGAACCACAAGACTTTCGTAGCGAGGAAACTGTTGATTCCATACTTGATAAGGCTTGCTTCAGCAATTGAAACGTGGAAGACAGGACATGGCCTGCATAAAGAATAACTGGCGTACATTTCTTCGATGTATCTGCAAGTCGCCGGATCACCACCGAACACGTGCATTTTAGGGTTGACGAAATCATCGTTTGCATTTTTTTCAGTAAGGAACTCAGGGTTGTAAACAAGACGTTCTTTCGAAAGCTTTGACAGCTCTATCATAATATCCGGAGTCACTGTGGATTTAACTACAATGAAACCTTTAGTGTTATCTATAAGTTCTTTAACTACCTTTTTAACGATAGATGCATCAATCTTTCCATCATCTTCCATTGGAGTAGGTACTGCAACAAACGTAATATCAGGATCAAAGTCACTTAGTTCTTTAATTGTAGTATCGTAATTAGGATCTACAATAAACTTATCGACATTGGATTGGCTAAAGCCATAGTCCACAGCTTTACCCACAAAGCCGTGGCCTACAATACCTACTTGAAGATTTCGATTAATTAACATTGTAATAGCCTTTGTACCATTCAATAAAGTTCTTTACACCTACTTCAATTGAAGTGGTTGGTTTATATCCAAGCTTTTGCAATTTAGTAGTATCTGACCAAGTTTCTGGAGTATCAGCTACATGCTTAGGTACTAAGTTACGAATTGCTTTACGATCAAGATTCTTTTCAATTTCATCTACAAACTGCACAAGCTCTACTTGTTCACCATAACCAATACAGAAAATTTCATGATCTTTTTCTTGATTACCGTCAAGAATGTTATCAGTTACAATTTTAATACCTTGCACAATGTCGTCAACGTAAGTAAAGTCACGTTTCATATCTCCAAAGTTATATAGATCAATAGGCTCATTTGCTACAATGCCATCTGCAAACTTAAACAGCGCCATATCAGGTCGACCGTAAGGACCATAGACTGTAAAGAAACGAAGACCAGCAGATTTTGGAACATTACTATGTGCAAACTGACATTCGTTTACATACTTAGACCAACCATAAGGGTTATTTTGGTGTTCACCTTTATCGTGTTCGTTCCATGGAAGCGGCTGACCATGCATGACGCATGACGATGATGCGTAAATAACTGGGCATTTTGATCGTTCAGCACCTTGAGCAATTTTCATAGTACCAGTGATATTAGTATCGATATATGGTTCGGTCATTTCCATAGAGTGCCGTGGATTAGCAAAAGCTGCTAAGTGGATTATGGCATCCATGTTTTCTAATTGACTAGCCCAATTAATAGCATTAATATCAAGACTCAAAATATTTTCAGGTGGAATTCCAGCTTCGTTCAATAGTTTTTCTCTATCGTATTTTAGCTGTGGATCGTAGTATGGATTAAAGTTATCACAACCAAAAACTTCATAACCTTCGCTATGCAGTTTCATTGCTGTGTGGTATCCGATCATTCCGGCTATGCCAGTGATATAAATTCTTTGTTTCATGCGAAAAATTCCTCTAGTCCTTGTGGTTGATTATCTGGTGTTTTGTTAATTTTGTCAAATATATCAGGGAACGATACATCTGGTCCATTATGTGATGCGTAATATTCGTAAGCCATTTCTCGCCATTCGTCACGCATTACATTATCTTTTCTAAGCTTATTTATGACTTCAATAGTTTCTGACCAGTCTGTACCTACTTCACCAGCCCATATAGTACCAGTGTTTTTATCAGCAGTAAGTTTATTGCCAGTTTGCAAATGTGTACAATGATCGCCAAAAGCTTTTCTAAAGATTGGAACTACACCAACAGCTGCAATTTCTAAGTGAGTAAATTCAATAAAGTTTTGAATATATTCAGGTTGAAGAGTTGTCAATTGAAAACCAAAGCCACACTTTGACATACGTTCTAACATTTCAGCATGCTTGAATGCACCAAAAACATAAGGCTTTCCACCAGCTACTGTTTCAACATCAAAGTTTTCAGCCATTTCGTGGAATTCAAATTTTTCGCGGATATCAACAAATTGAATTGATTTCTCCATTCCTTCTAATGTGTACAAAGGATCTGGTAAACTTTTCTGTAAGTCGAACATAACATCGAAACCTTTCCAATATGCAGACCTGCCAATCCATTTCAAATGATTTGGATCTTGATCTTCAATAGGTTTCCAATATTGTTTACGAATGCTTTCTACATTAACGCCATTACAAAAGCTATATGAATTAGCCTTAGCACCAAGATTTCTACAGTAATCCATAAAAGGACTTTTAGTAGAATAAGATAGAATAACGTTTGCAGATTTAATAACATCATCAAGCAAAGCATTACGCTTGATAGACATCATTTTATGATCGTGTTGAATCATAACTTTTTTAGTCGTGATTCCATCAATCATTTTACCGAAGTTTTCGATACAATCGTCAGGGTGTCCTTTCGATGGTAATGAACCAATAAGTACTAAATCAGCCTTATTGCAATCTTCGGTAATTATTTCAGTGCCGCAGATCGTATCTCCACGAGCAGGTTTATTACCCCACTTCCACTGTTTAATATTTTCATCTAGGTAGTGAGATGCAGCACGTGTCCACTTTTTATCGCTAGGAGCATAGACTGTATAATCCCACCCCTTTTTAAGTGCCCAATCTTTTAACTCGAGCGTGAATCGAGTTACACCGCAGCCTTCAATGCCGCGGCCTAGAATATGTACGACTTTCATATTTTTCACCTGTCTTTATTATAATAGTTATTATATCATATATATGAGGGTTTGTACACTAAAAAATTCACTATTCGAAATCTTTTTTTGGTTTAAGCTCAACAACATTATCTTCATATGGACCATCGTCTAAACTAACAAATTCATATACAATACCTGCTTCGTCAAACATTTCAAATGTCTGGCTTGCAGAATTTCTCCAATCTTCTGGAATAATCTGATCAACCATTACTACTCGTTCAATACCTACTTGGATAATACCTTTAGCACAATCGCTACAAACAGGTAAACCATATACGTATAGTGTCGAACCAGCAAGAGATACACCATTCCATGATGAGTTATATATGACATTCATTTCTGCATGAACTACAAACTTGTATTTTGTCGGTCTGTGCTCATATCTTTCAGGGTAGTCTTCAATGCCTCGTGGGAAACCATTATATCCTTGTGCTAATACTTCACCGTTGTCTCCAACAGCTACTGCACCAATTTGTCTTGAAGGATCTTTTGACCACGAAGCAATATGCTTGGCCAATAAGAGATAGCGTTTGTCCCACTTATCATACATTATGTTTTACCACCTGATGTTTTACGTTTAATATCGTTATGATTGAATTCTGCCCAATACAATTCAAAAGCAATTCCGTCTTCAATTCCAATAAACTGATGATAGAGTCCTGGCTTTACTTTTGTAAAATCGCCGGGATACAAGATAGTTTCATCAACTAATCCTTGATCTTCCTGCCATACTCTAATCATCATAGTGCCTGACTCTACATAAAAGCCATTCCACTTAAATTCATGTTTATGTTCTGAACATTGCATTCCTGCTTTATATTCAATTCGATGAAACTCACAGGCGCCATTTGCTTCTATAAGTTCCGTTTGTCCCCAAACTTTTCCTGCAATCATTTTACTAAATCAAAGTGCCTTTCATAAACATGCAAGTTTTGAACTTGCCAAGTTATATCACCAACTTCCATTTCTTTACGATAATCTGCATCAGCAGCATTACCAAGATATTGTTGATTGTATGCTTGTGTCACCTGATTCAAAACATAGTGCTGCCATGCATAATCATTCTTATAACCAAAGACTACATCATTAGATCGCATTTGGACTACAGCGTGAATTTTAGCATTACGAATATAGTAGCTAACTGCATTAGTACAGATAAAATCATTCTTACCAAGTTCATTAAATTCTGTCCAGATTGATGGACGATTGTAAATCATAATGGCTCGACGAGAATCCATATTCCACAATAGTTCATTAACTACATTGTCAAATTGGCGATAATACTTATCACTAAAAATAAGATTACCATAGTTAGAGTTAATTTCACCGTGGTCATTAGCAGCCATTTGCCAAGCTTTAGGAGGCTCATCACCGTAAGGTATGTCATTGATATTGGTAGACATACCAAGATACCAATCCACTTCAGCATTGATGTAATCCTCATTTGGTTCACCAAAGATCGCCGGTTCATTGGCAAGGAAGGAAGCGCCAATTACTTCGATGGTTTTACTACCATTACGATCAGTGGTGAATTCTTTATTTTCGAGTGCGTTAACAAATAACTCTCGAATATCATTTACGTTTTGCACAGACTCTCTCCCTTAGATCTGATGATGAGAACCTATGGTCTCGTTTATTAAAGTAAAGTTCAATGCCACGATTGCGACATTCGTCTTTACCTGTGAAATCTTTTTGACGATACTCTTCTCCAAGGATTCGTACATCAATATCATACATGTTTATTATATCAAGTAAATCGGCTTCTGTACAATAAATAATGACTTCATCAACATATTTTACTGCAGCAACCTGAGCCTGACGTTCTACGATACTTTGAATAGGTGCATTCTTATCAGCCCTATCTAAAGTAGGGTCAACCTGTAATGCAACAATTAAATAATCACATTGTGATTTAGCTTCTCTTAACATAGCAATATGTCCAGCGTGAAGCAAATCAAATGTAGATGCTGTAAGTCCTACTTTCAATGTTCTCTCTTTCCATCAAATACACAAACGAAATAACATCCGTGCGGGCCTGCGTGCACGCGGTGAAACCATCCGTCTGGAATTAAAACAATATCACCAGCTTTTACTTTTTCATCGTGGTGTACGCCATTGGTATCAATAAGTTCCATTCTACCAGAACCTTGACGAAAATAATAAACTTCTTCTTGACCTGGGTGAGCGTGACCACTGGTAGATTTTTTAGCAAATAAATCTGTAGTACTCAACACTAAATTATTTAGAAGCCTATTATCTGTAACGACATAACGATCGTCTGACTTTACGATGTCTCCGCCGATATTAAGAGCACTGACTTTCATTTTTTTGGCCTATTGAACATATCATTATCAGGATCTTGTCCATCCATTGTACCACGCATATATGATACTGCAAACGAAGAATAATTAATAAGATCCATAAACGTATCTTCTAATGATTCGTGATTAGGATCTTCACCAGATTCAAGTAAGGATGCAGCACGCATCATTTTACCGTGCATAATATCATAGATAGTATCTACACCACGACGATAATGCATTGCTTGTACTACGTTAGATTTAGCAGACTGATAGTCTTCACCTTTACGTTTTTGTAGTTCAATACATTCTTCGAGAACCTTTACAGATTCACGTTCTTTAACTGTTTTAACCAAGATAGTCATCTCCATATCTGTACATTTTATAACCTACGAAACCAGCAATAGATGCATAGGCTATGTTAAATAATATTTCTGAAACTGTTAGTGAGTTTTCCATACATGCACCATCGCAATCAGCGCCAGCTGTACCGAGAACCACAAAGAAAGATAGGCCCATAATAATGCCACCAGTATATTTGAAAAGCATAGCCATTATTTTACACTCCAACCAAAGTTTTCTACCAAGTAGTCATTACCTTTATCTTCGGCAATTGCTACACAAATTGCTTCACGAACAATTGTATCTCTAGAAGATAAGTGTTCAGAAGCTCTATTTAGCTTACCAGCTAATATGTGAGTAAGAACAGCTGCAGCATCTGCAGCATCTTCAAGGTACATATCAGACATATCTTCTCTAATAGCCCATTTAGCCTTAGCTTGAGTTTTATAAGAATTGATTAGTTTTTTTAAGTTTTTCATGATTTTGGTTTCCTTCCTTTTATCATTTTATAAGTATATTATACCATAGTTCTTGTCAAAAGTAAAGGAAAAAGTGCGAAAAAGTGCATTTTTATTTTCAACAAAATCAACCACTTAGGAAAAAAGTTCAAATTTATTTCCATTCCATACATATATTCCTTCATGAATATACTCTTTAGACTTCTTATTGTTGATAAAAACATAGACAATATCAGGGTATTTACGCCATGTTTCAAGTTTAGCTGATTGACATCTAGCTAATACATAAGGAACGTTGCCAAGGTGTTCAGTACATTTGATTTCTATTGGATCGCCTTGAGGATCAATAATATCTTTATAATCTCGAATGTCGTCCATATAACCTTTTTCGAGAAGATACTGTTCTGCAGCATGACCGTATAAACATACTTCATATATCTCATTAAGGGTTCTACCTCGAGCAGTAGAAGGTTTTCTATGAATTTGTTTTGCTTCATTCATAGCCCTTTCGCTCCATTCATGTTTGTCTTCTATATCGTCAATGCTAAAGCTCATATCCATATTAAAGATTTCTGTAGACGTATTCAATTGCACGATCTGCCTCCTTGTCAAGTGGTCTATTTTGGTACCAATTACCGGTGTCAGTATCGAATTCTCTACACAGTTGAGATACTTCTGACGAAGTAATTGGATATTTGTTACGAATAGCATTGCTTGCGACAGCTACCATAATTTGATACATTTTGTGATACCAGCCTGTGTTATTTATGACTTGATATTCTGTTGCTAGTTTTTTAGGAAAGTAAGGACAATCACGATAAGAAGACCACTTAGTTGCAGTATTATCTAAGTTTGCTTTACGATGAGAAATAACAGCTTCTTTCATTTCAGCCGGTAGTCTATCAAAAAAGCTATTACCACTAGACTTTTTAGGCATTGGATGCTTAGCGATTAATACGTCCGGGTCAATAGTATTGCCGTTACGATTACTGAATATAAAATTATCAGCACCATTATAGTTGCCTGGGATGTAATACATGCGAGACAAGTCTTTAGTCTGCTTATCTCCAAGTTCTCCGAGCTCACTTTGGAGCGCATACCAGAAGGCTTTGATTCTATCTCGTTCAACGCCATATGCAAGTGGGAATACAAGTCTGAATTTCGGTGCATCAATAGTAGAGCTAGCAGTAGAATAACACACCCAACGCCAACTACCAAAAAGTTTGTTAAGAGCATCAAATAAATCTCCTTCAAATTCGAAATCATCAACATCAACTGCACACCACATAGACCATTCAACTACATTATCATTTGAACGTGTTGTGTCAGGTTTATATACAGCAGGTGACATAAGTTCGGCATCTTTCTTACCCTTTCTAGGCTTTTCAGCAAGTTGATATAAGACGCGTTCAAACGCATTGAAGTCATGAACATCAACTCGTTTGTCTGTCTTATTATCAAATATACTATTGAAAAGCGTTAGGGATAATGCCATGGTTTCCTCTATGTGTTGGAGCTTCCCAGCCTTCAGGTTTAATTAAATCAGGCATTCCTAATGGATTAGGACGCGATTCTTTTACACCAACTTCTTTATCGAGATTAGCACGAAGTACTTCATCCCAAGCTCGATATGTATCTACTCCAAAAGCATCTAATGTGCCAAGAGCGACAACTACTAAATCAATAAGACCATCAACTACTTCTTCAGAATCTTTTTCATCAACAGCTTTTTCTGTTTCTTGTAGTTCTTCCATAAGGAATGAAAGACGAAACTTTAAGAACTTTTGTAATAGTTCAGGCTTATCTTTATTTTGTTTAATCCATTCATGCACACCATATTTAGCATGCATAAAGTTTATATCATAAGGCAAGTCGCCTTTGAAAGGTGCACTCATACGAAGAAATCCTCCAATGTCATTTGATCTTCAGCGTTCCACCCTACAGCATCGAGGATGGGTTTCAGTGGATCAAGGAAAGTTTTGTCAAATTGTTTATCATAGTCGATATACTTGTGGAGATTAAACTCAGGTGGCAAGTAATCTGGAAATGATACTACATTTTCCTTGATTGGGTTAGGCAATCTTAAGTAACAGAACTTAAGCTTTTCACCATTTTGAATTAAGGCATACTTCTTTTCGAGAACTTTACCTTTTAGTTGTGAATTATATAGTAAGGCACCACGTACGTGAATAGGTGTACCTTTCTTATAGATTAGTTTTCTATCTGACCAATCAGTTAGGTTAGACACACCACGTGGAAACGATACCTTTTCAGGCGGTAGTGATTTGAATTCTGATTTGAAAGCTTGAATAAAGTTTTGAGTAGCAGTTTCATCACCAGATATAATTGTTTTGAATACTTCCTTAAACTTACCACGAACAATTTCAGGTGTAGAAGACTTAATCGCTTCAATACCCATGATTTTAAGTTTAGGTTCAGCATACTGTACACCTTCTGAATTATGTACATTGAGTATGTATCGTTTCTTTGCAGTCCAAAGACCACGATCTGCAATAACTTCACGGTCCATAACCATACGGTTATTATAAGCATTCATCTTATACGCCATTGATTCATAACTTTTAGCTAGGCGTGGTACAAAATGGTCGTTGCATATTTTATCGAGAAACTTAACAGGATCTTTAGGATTTAGTTCTTTAATAAGAGGACCAAAGTTAACATAAAGAGAATCGGTATCCATTGCAATGACATAGTCTTTGTCCTGTGTTTTAAGGACTTCATTCATAGTTTTGTTCATTTCAACCTCAGCCCACTGAATAGCAAGCTGACCGGACAACGTAATACCTTCAGCAACATTCTGATTAAAATAGCGGAAGTATTGATTGCCAAGTGCACCATAAAGAGAGTTGAGTAGAATTTTAATCGCCATCTGACGATTTTCAAGTTGATTGATTTCTTTTTCTAGTTCAAAGCTTTTTGTTTTTTCGTATTCTTGCATAGCAGCAAGCATTTGCTTTTTAACTGACTTACGTTCGTCATAATATTCGATAATGATTTCAGGTAAAACACCAAGGCGTTCTTTGCTATAAGTCGATCCATTAGCAGCAACAGCAAAGTCTTTAGCTCTATCGTCAGGATGTAGAGGGTCAAGATCAGTTTGAGCAAATTTAAGGTAATGACTAACACCTTCATCAACACGAATGTTGGTGATTGTTTCAGGTGACATATTGCTTTGAACAATTAAGTTTGGATACAGTGAGTTCAAATCAAATGATACTACCCATTCGTGCATACCAACCTGTGGTTCTTTAACATAACCACCAGCATAAGGTGTCTTTGGTGTATCAGCATTTTGTGGAATAGCAACTTTACGTTGAGTTAGTTGACGATAGATAATTGAATCCCATATGGCTGTCGTACCAAACGTATCTTGGTAGTTAACACCACCTTTGTAAGCTACAGTGACAGCTAAGGTAATTAAACCCATCTTATCTTCAAGGCGGTCAATAAGTTCTACATCACGAATATTATAGTCAATAAACTTTTGGTGATCTTCTTTATATAGCGTATGTAAATTACCGAATTCTTCATACGACATTTTACGTTCACCAAGGACGACATACGCAATATTATCAAGTTTGTAAGATTCTTGTGCACCATATGAATAACCGAACTTTTGGAAAAGGTCCAGATAGTCAAGCTGTTGTATACCAGTGATTTCATAGGCATCCATCTTTTTGCCTTTGATAGTCAGCTGACGATACTGGACCAATCCCCAGGGAGAAAGCTTTTTAATTTCTTCGGGAGACAAAACTTTATTCATACGATTTACAAGGTATGGAATATCAAATAGGCGTGTATTCCAACCAGTAATAACATCAGGAGTATGTTCAGACCACCACTTAAGAAACTTTTCTAGAAGCTGTGCTTCTGAGCTGCAACGAAAATAGAAAGTGTTTTCTGTGTTTGGTTCATAGTCACCAAGACCCCACACATAGTAGTATCCACGACGACTAGATTTTAATGCAATAGAGATAACAGGATGAGCAGCTTGTTCAGGAAAGGGGAATCCTTCATCAGATGCAACCTCAATATCAATATTGCATACATCAATCATACTACGATTGAATTCTACATTGCGAGGGAATCTTTCGGTGATGTATTGATGGACATAGTTTGTGTTGCCATAAACCTTAAAGTTAGTGACATCACTGTATTTTTCCATAAACTCTTTAGCTTCGCGCATGCTATCGAAATTAATAGGTTCGACAGAAGTGCCGTCCAAAGCTTTCCATTCAGAGTCTTGGTTTTTAGACTGCATATAGAGTGTAGGTTTGAAAGGGATTCTTCTTTCAACGCGGTGACCTTCATGGTTGTAGCCACGATAAAGAAGTTTGTTGCCATAACGTGCAACGGAAGTATAGAAAGGTGTGTTTGTCATAATATAATTATACCACTGTTTGCAGCAATTGTACACCAAAAAAGGGCCCGAAAGCCCTTTTTTTTCATTTTTTTTAGATCCAGTAACCCTTGTACTTTAGCTGTTTCATGCGATTTTCGAGATCTACATGATCTGTAGCTTCAGATAGATACTTTTCTGATGCTGACATATTAACTGTTTTCCACCATGATTTTATTGCAGTAATCATGAATCGAACTCAGATCTAATAGAAGCAATCGTTTTAGTATTTAATGATGCAACCAAGTTGTAATATTCATCTTGCCTGTATTCTCCGACATTGATCAATTGCTGCGCTACGTGCCTATTGGCAGAAGTTTGGCGACCGATCATATATCCGACCATCATTCCTTCAAGTGTCTTTTTAAGTGCAGTCCATACGTTATGGCTTGCGTCTAGTACTATTTGTGTCATTTGTTGATTCCTCGTTAATACCAATTTTGATTTTACGAGGCCGCTTCTCTTCTGGTAGGATGACTTCTAGATTAACAGTCAAGATCCCATCGGTAAGATCAGCTCCAGTTACTTCCGTATATTCGGACAGTCTAAATGACTTCTTCCAATTTCTCGCACTAATACCTTTATGAACGTACTTATCTTGCTCACGACGTTGTGGCCTGTCACCATTAATGTCAAGCACTCCATCATTTACAGAGATATCAATATGTTCTTGTTTGAATCCAGCCACGGCGAGTTCTAGAGAATATTTCATCTCTTCTTCTTTAACTACGTTATGTGGTGGATAGGTATCCTTCGCATGCTTGTGAATACTCTCAAGCTGATCGAAGATGTGGTCGAAACCCAAAAAAGCGTTTCGCGGGTAGGCGAAGTTTCCAGTCATATGTTCCTCCTATTGACTAGCAAGGTTTGTTTAGGACCCGTATTAAACGGCGTCCAATACTATATATAACATTTTATGTTTTTATAGTTTTTTCTTTATATATCGATACGCTGCATATGCTGCAAGCAAAACAACAATAGTTCCAATTCCATCGAACCACGATGTCTCATTCATTGCATCGATAAGATCAGCTGTAAGCCAATCCATTATAGACTCTTAATCATTTCAATGCGATCAGTAGCATGTGCCATTTTATCTAGCTCAGCTTGTACTGCCTCCATGATATCCGAGTGTTCACCAATTCCTGCGGGATTGGCTAAGTATACTTCCACGTTTGCTTTATGTAAGGCTACCTCACCTTCTGCATGTGCAAGTAATGCTTTAATCATTTGCTCTCTCATGTTTTACTCCCAATATTATATTTTGGACAAAGTTCCCATTCCTGTTTTTCTTTGAAAGGAATGATTTTGATTTGTCTTAATGGTGCTTTTTCTTGACACGATTCTTTTGTATGAATATCGATCAAGCCCCAATCACTCATTAAAGTAGCGATTGTGTTTCTACGAGCAATGTCTGATTCCTCTAGATTTGCCTTTTTGCCGTCAAGCAAAAATAATTCTTTGAAATGTACGATAAAATATCTACCTTGTTTATGTAATATATGACAAGATTGAAATAATTTTTTATCTCTGCGTGATGCCACGCCTATACGAGTTAGTGTTTCTCTTACTTTTAGGAAATCATCTGGCTCGCCGAGGGTTACTTCCAGCATATTGCCTGGAGTCCACTCTATTAAGTTACTTTGTTCCACCTTTACTCACCTTTTTTCTCAACCCATTTATTTGATCGGGTGATAGAAGTGAGATGGCTTGACGAGCTTTTTCGTTGCTATAGTCATAGTATTCTTTAATCACTTCAATATCACTCTCAACTTGAGGCTTTGCCCATTTTGAAAATCTTTTACGCTTTCTAACTATATTTATAAGAAAGTCAAATTGTAGACGACTATCTAAGTGACTATGGCGATTCATTTCATTCGCAATTAATACTGTATCATTAAAATAAGATAGACTACGATTTACCATAAAGGCGTTATAACCTTTTTCTGCAATATCGTCAACCATAATATCTTTTTTAGTATCATTGATTGCTTGTACGTATTCGAACGGATTCATTAAAACCAACCTATCTTTATGCCATTATGAATGATAATAAAAAAGCAAGCGACCATGTGAGTAATAACCCATATAGTACGAATGATTGCTGCGATGTCATTTTGACGATTATCATTCGTTATCTTACTTCCAATAGTCTTACACCATATAGACCAAACATTACGTGAGCTCCACATTTGCCATTACCTCCGTCATACAAGCTACAACGTTAAGTTCATGATCAGCAACAAATGCATTTTTATACTGATAGTCTGCTAAGATAAGGACTAACTGAGGAACAGACTGTGGATTTACTTTATCAGACATGCGGTCATAGATTCCACGAAAAATAGATGAAGCATCAGTGTCAATATTGTTGACGACCCATTGCCGCATCTTCTTAAAGTCTTTTTGTTTTAATGATGTAAACAGTTCATCGTAACTGTTATCACTAAGCGATACCATAACACCGCTATCGATTTGACCTGATGTAGAATACCTTTGGCATTCATTTAAGACTCTACGCCAATCAGGTGCAAATTTCATAATAAGATCTGCAAGAACTTTTTGATTGTATTCAATCTTTTCGCCATCGAGAATAGTACAAAGGCGTTTATGGAAATTACCACAAAGATCTACCATATCTTTCTTAGAAGTATTAAACTCATAGACAGCACAACGAGAATGCAAAGGTTCAATAATTCTATTTTTGAAATTACATGTTAGAATAAATCTACAGTTATTAGCAAACTCTTCGATAAATCCGCGAAGAGCAGGTTGTGTAGATTGTGGATTAAGATAATCAGCCTCATCGAGAATGACAACTTTATATCCACCTTGCAGTGATACAGTACTTGCAAACTGTTTTATTTTTGTCCGAAGAGTGTCTATATTACCTTCTTCAGAACCATTGATTAGTATGTAGTCGAGATCTAACTCGTTACATAAAGCGCGTGCAACAGTGGTCTTACCTAATCCAGCAGTACCCGTGAAAAGCATGTTTTGTAATTCACCAGAATCAACCATTAGCTGGAACTGAGTTAGCAGTTGGCTAGGTAATACACACTGTTGTACAGTTTTTGGGCGATACTTTTCTACCCATAAAAAGTCATTTGACATTCACAATCCTCATAATATAAAGTTGAACAAGTTATTTTTGTGCTTGTTCCTGTTGGTAGTTTTCGCAGAGTTGAATAATTGAAATTGACTGGTCACGCAATGTACCAATAGTCGATAATTCTTCTCCTTTGAAACCACCTCGCTGGGTGAGAGCGTCTACTACAGCAATAGTACTTCTAGCAGCACGATTAGCGATTTCATAGATTTGAGCATGCTGGTCTTCAGCTGCTTCAGTTTTCTTTTCTTCAGTCATATTAAGCTCCAAACGTTGAAGATTTTTCGAGTGCAATCCAGTACTGGATGGACACTCCTTTGTTAACAAAATTTGAGATTAGCTTTGACGAAATCGCCACATCATAATCTCCATCAATAATTTTCATGTTATTAATGTTGAGGATAAAGTTGAAATTAGCCTCGGTATATTCTCCATCTACTTGAATAGAAAAAGTATTTGAAGTTGCGTTTTGGTTATCAATAATAGACAACTCAATAATGCCTTCGGACACTGCTTTAACAGATACTTCTGAGTGACCAAGGGTAGATGATGCTCGTTTAAGCTTGCTTAGAGTACCAGCATCTAAAGTAAACTTAACATCTTCACTAGGCATTGTAATATCTTTAGACGGTGCCGTCAACATTTCAATGTCTGAGAAGAAGTACTTTACTTTTGAACGACCAGACGAATCAGATACAAGTGCAAAATCATCGTTGAATTCAAGCTTAGGTGAGTCTACTAGACTAAGCACACCAAGGAATTCACTTAGGTCGTAAATACCAACTGTCTTAGGAAAGCTTTCCTCGACAGTAGCAGTAGCTAAGACATTCTTAGCTTCAGTAATAGTCTTAAGAGTATTACCTTCAGCAATCACGATATTTGGATTGATGCTGGCAAAATTCTTAAGAATTGATAGGGTTGATTCTTTCAGTTCCATAACAAAAAAGTCCTTTGTTTGATTATAATATAGTTATTATACCATAGTTTTGACAGATTGTACACTACTTTTTTTGACTAAAGTTCTTTTGTTTAACGAATTCGATCTTTTCAGCAAATTTGCCATCGAGAATATCTCCTTTATGAGAGATAACAAAAGTGTTAGTGTTATCGTCCAAGTTGTATAAAATTTTCATGAGGTTGTCAACGCCATCATGATCTAGTGATGAGTCAAAAGTCTCATCGAGAATCAGCAGGTTAGTTGCTACTGAATTCTTCATTTTTGCAATCTGGCGCCACGTAAATAGTAGTGCCAAATCAATTCTTTGTTTTTCGCCTTCAGAAAACGAGTCGTATGTAAACTCATCTCTGTGTCTAGATCTAATTGTTTCTTGGAAAGATTCATTTAGATCAAAGTGTACAAAGAAATCTAACACTTGCAAATATTGATTAACGAACTTATTTATAACAGGTATATATTGCTTAATGATTTTTGTTTTAATACCTGTGTCTTTAAGCATTTCAAGGATTACATCGTTATAAGATTTATCTTCATTCATTTTGAATTTAGATTCAATTAACGATTCTTTAGATGCTTGGATATTTTTTAGTTCTTCTTGAGCTAAGTTTAAGTCAGCTACTGCACTTGTTTCTAATTCATTTTTTAGAGTATCAATCTGCGAACGGAAAGTTGAAATCTGTCTGCTATTAGACTGTATAGTGTTTTGCTTTTCACGTACCCAGTTTAATGCTTCACTAAGCTTTGTGATTTTTTCTTCTACACTAGTTGATTCTACAGATGCAATATCCATAGCACTTTTAAGTTCTTTAGCTTTTGACTTCGCTGCAGAAAGCTTTTCTTGTCGAAGCTCATTTAGAATATCTTGAGAGCATGTTGGACACGATTCATTTTCTTCGTAGAATTTTGCATCTTTAGTTATCTGACTCATTTGTTGCTTAAACTGAGCATTATATTGTAACAGTGATTGCTTTTTATCGTGAAGAGAATTTAACTCTACTTCGATGGGGTTTTGTTTTCTATCAACTTCTTCAGAAAATTCGGCGTTTTCTTTTTCAAGAGCTTTAATCTGGGAATCAGATTCCTCGATTTGATTTTTCTTTGATGATATATTTTGCTCAGTGAGTACCTTAACATCGCTAATATACTTTTTCTGTGTTTCTAGTTTATTCTTTATAATATCTATTTGATAATCATTATCTCGCATGCGCTCGCGGAGGATTGCAGCCTTTTCTTTTTGAAGCTGATTCATCTTTGAGAATACATTAATGTCAAGTAGATCTTCAATTACTTCACGTCTAATGTCATTTCGTAATTGCATAAAAGGAACAAAGGATGATGAGCCAAGCACAACAATTTGGTGAAAAGATTTATGATTTAGTTTAAGATAGTTTTGTTCAAGAACTCTTTGGTATTCTTTAGCATGTGATGATTGATTAATCATATGCTTGTTTTTCCAAATTTCAAACCTATTAGGCTTAATGCCTCTAATTACTTTGAATTCGTTTTTGCCAATACTAAATTCTAATTCAACCAAGCAATCTTTTTGGTTGATTGAGTTTACAAGTTGATTTTTATTGATGGATCTATGAGGCTTACCAAACAAACCAAACGATACTGCGTCCAATAACGTAGATTTGCCAGATCCATTGTGTCCTACCACAAGCGTAGACTTAGACTTAAGAAAATCTATTTCAGTCCAAGTATTACCAGTTGATAAGAAATTTTTGTATTTTAGCTGCTTAAATATTATCATACTATTTCGAGGCTTTGTGCTTCTTTCATTAAATCTCGCATCTGAACTTTAAGTGCAGGTTTATCGAGATCTGTTTCAACATTATCTACATACGTATCTAAAAGAGTCTGAGTGTCTTCTAATGATACGCTTTCATCTTCAACATTATCGCCTAGGAATTCTTCGAAGTTTTCTTGTATTTTAACTTCAAGCGGGCTTTCGTTAATAACTCTATCAACAAATCTATCAAAAGTAAATAGATCTGTTTTGTTTTTAACAACTATTTTTACAAACTTCTGATTTAGATGTTTTACTTCATAGCTGCTATAATCTGTTTTTTCATCGTCATACGTGATTTTTTCAAACAAAGTATTTGGATTGTGTATAGCGGTTAGTTCTCTAGTTTCAGTATCTAAGACATGGAAATACTTAGGGTCATGAGCATCTGACCAAAAGAATTCTAGCTGACTTCCAAGATATTTGATATTGCCTTCGTGAGAACGACAATGAAAGTGACCAGACATTACTAATTCAAATCGTTTGAATAAGTTTGGATCCATACCACCATGATGTTTCATGCCTCTCATTACTTCGAAGCCAGAAAGTTCAAGGTGAGCACCAATCATATCTGCATCGCACTTGGCAATAAAATCCATAGAGCGTTCGTAGTTATCTTGACAAATCCAAGGGATAAGACCTAGCTTCAAAGAACCGTAAGTCATTACTGTAGGTTCCATAACAATATGGACTTCATTCATATAATGACCTAACAGTTCTTTCAAAGAGTTAAGTTCATTTGTGTTCTTATAAAAGGTATCATGGTTGCCTGGGATAATATCCATAGACATTCCATACTCACGAAGTTTATGTAAGAAATGCTTTCTATTAGAACTTAAAGCTTTGAAGTTAATAAATTTTCTATGATCGTAATAATCGCCAAGGTGTACGATCTGTTTAATATCATTTTCAATTAAGTAAGGAAAGAACACTTCTTCGTAAAAGCGTTCTGCATTATTGTTGAATATTTCTGAAGAGTTACGGATACCACAATGAGTATCATTAAGAATCGCTATTTTCATTTCATAAATTCTGTTAGGTCAGAGTCTACCTGCTTTTTTCGTTTTTGCTTATTAGCTTTTGAAAATGCTTTGACCTGAGTATCATGACTTCGTACTTTATCAATACGTTCCTTAAGGGTATCAACGAAATGAGTGGCTACAGTTCTAGCTACTTCGTTTTCACCTGCACCATCCATAAATGCTTCAATGCCAGATTGTTCTAGGTATTTGAATTTGACATCTTGTTGTTTCTTTTCTTTAGCAATACGTCGTAAGAAAGCAAACCAACTAATTTGAGTAAAGTACGCAAATGCATTAGGTTTACCGGTTCTTGTTGCTGCTTCTAAGTTATAATTTTCGATAGCTTTCAAACAATTTTCAACTGCATCCATGACCATTTCTTCGCGATATGTATAACGAATAAAATTAGATTTGTGAGACAAACCTTCGGCTATTCGTAAAAAACAGCCGGCAATATAGTTTGGTACGATTGGAAGAGTTGATTTGTTCGATTTAGCTTCTCTGACCGTCTGTACATAATCAACCACAGCTTGTGAAAACTGTGCGTTATTTACGTAATGCGGTCTATCCTTTGGCTTCATCTGAACCTCCTGTGAAATAATATAAGATAATTATACCATAGTATGTACCGCTTGTACACCATTAAAATTATTTTTATTATTTTGCATTTTAGGGGTGTACATTTGCGGAAAACTGTGGTATAATTAAAGAGTACTGTTGAGGATAGGGATATACAGTTTTCTAATGTTTAGTACTTGATCCTGGGAACGTAATAATATTACCGCTAAGATCTGAATCATATTCAATCTCAACTTCAGTTGCAAGATCAAAGGGGAGATCATTGCCTTTACCTGATTTTACCATCTCTTGGATTTTATCGTAATATTCGTTCACTGCCTTTTTAGTTTCATCTAAAGATTTAAGAACTTGTGTTTCTTCATTACTATTATGATCGTCAACAGCTTTTGTATATTTTTCGATCATTTCACGTGTAGGTGTACATTCTGCAACTACATGGTGTGGGTTTATAATTTGTACATGATTCCCATCACCTTGATATAGCATAAAAGGTCTAAATGCATAATATCTAACATTTTCTCTAGCGTGTTCTATAGCAACTAATTTGAAAGGATTTCTCACAGCCATATGATTTTCTTCATCTTCATAATCGCCATAGTCCATAATTTCACAAACTAGTTCTTCACCGTTCGTTAGCTTAAGTTGTCTTAGTGCAATCTGTAATTGTGCCATGTTATTATATACCAATCTCGAAAAGCTTCACTTCGAACTTTTCTCTAGAGTAAATTTTCAATCTTTCGGCTCCGTGTAAATAGGCGTAATTCTTTCTCTGTTTCCATGATAAGTCGTCGGTGATGTCGTAGAGTGTAGTTCTGCGGCCATCATCAGACTTACGTAATCCTCGTCCAATAGATTGAAGAACCTTAATCTGAGACTTAGATGGTGAAGCAAATATAATGTTATGGAGATTTCTGATATTAATCCCAGTACTAAAAGTCCCAAGACTTGCCACGATAATAGCATCTTTTTGTTTCTCCGTTATTCGACGAATAGCTTCTCTATCGCCAGTTTCAGTATTACCTGAGACAAAGAAAACTTTTCTTCCTTCGTCTACCTTACTATTTATCAACTCATAAAGAGGCTTTCCATGTTTTTCAACAAATTGAAACAATACAAGAGTATTACCTGTTTGATCTACAGTAAGATTTCTAATAAAGTTATTTCGCTTTTCGTTTCTTACGATGTAATCTATTTCGTCTTGATATTTTCTTTTGCCAAATCCTTTACGAACTTCTTCAGAATGTTTCAAAACAATTGCTTGAATTTTCAGCTGTGCAAGAGTATCACTTTCCATAAGATCGTAAGTAGTTGTTACGTTAAAAACGCGGCCAAACAATCCTTCCAATACAAGCTTATGTGTTTGAGTACCATCAAGAGTTCCTGTTGTTCCAAACCTATATGGAGCAACTTCGCATTTGTTCATGATTGACGTAAGAGATTTTGACTTAAATCCATGTACTTCATCACCAAACACTACACCAAATTGTTCAAACCAAGTCTTAGGTAATTTATAAACAGATTGCCATGTAGTAACAATAATATTTTCAGATAAATTCGTTTTTGGTTTACCAGAATAAATTCTATGAACTTCGTCTCTTACATCAAAAGCTTCGTCTTTTTCTGAATATTCTTCAAAGTCTGTATACATTTGTTCTACAAGAGAAGTAGTAGGAACAATCACTAAAACTTTTTGGTTTTCTAGTTTTTCGAGTAAAAACCTCATAATAATATAAATGATTAAAGATTTACCTGAACCTGTGGGTGAAAGAAGAATAGCTCTCTTAACAGTTAAAGCTCGTTGGACTGCATCAAACTGGTAGTCTCTTACACTGAAAGGCAAGTCTAAAGAATCGATATAACTCATAATGTCGTCTTCATCATACTTATTAGTATGCATAAGCTGATCTTCTACGGTTATTTCGTAGTTAAGCTTCTTAGCGAAGTTTATAACATATGTCAATAAGCCAAGAGGTAATTCGCAATTGTTAACATTAAACAAACGAATTTTTCCATCCCATACTTTATTCCTATATGCAGGCATAAACTTATAACCCGGGATGTAGAACGAAAAAAACTCAGAAAGTTCTTGCGCAACACCGCGTTCGCAATCTACAAATATTGCGCTATCATTTATTTTTTTGATTGATATTAAATCAGACACCAGCCTCGAACTGTCTCCACTTTATCATGTTGCCAATTGTTTGATGGCGCCATTTTACATTTTCAATTATTTCGTATACTGTATCTATGCAAGTTTTTATGTACTGAATTTTATCTTCAGACTTTTGAATGTCAGTGTCTGCTTCGTAGTAATATTCCATTTCGCCTTTCAAAACTTTTAATCCTTGAAATGGATCGAAGTCCCAACCATATTCTGCAATTTCTTCTTGAGACATTTTACCATTATAGTAAAGCCACTTTTGTTTAAGCAAAATCTTTTGAGTATTTTCAGCTCTACGCTTTTGCATTTTTAAGTGACCTATAATTTCAAGGTATTTTGCATGTAAGACTGGAGTTTCTAGAGAAGCATCATCTAGTTTTTTATTAATTTTCGCGTCTTCTTTCCACATTTTGTGGATGCTTTCAAGATCTATCATAATTTATCCTTTATCCAATTATATATTAACTCATGACCTTCATTATTCGGGTGGCCATCATTTTCAGTAATGAACACATCTGTCCATTTTGATCCGGCGGTTTCTTCGACATAACTAGCAAGTCTAACGTGTGCTGAGTTCTCAATTAGATCCCAGTATATATCTTGTGTTTTTTGCTCGCCAATAATCTTATATTTGGTTTTGTGACCAAACGGATATGCGCCCATAATTTCATAAGTCTTACATGGCAAATAACTTATTGCTTGTCTTAAAGCTGTAAACTTTTCTATCATAACTTTCAATTGATACCATTGAGTTAACTCGCTGAGATGTTTGATAAAATTTGCTTCACTCCCTTTCTCGTGTCCACTCATAACAAAATTACTAGTACCTATTGTACACCTATGCAGTTGAGTCCAATTTACACATAACGTATCGTAATTATGTTTATCAAACTCTTCCATTATAGTTTGAAAGATTTTGTAATTATCACAGCCTGAATATCCAATGACTTTTACGTCGCCATCGAAGTGTTCTGGCCAAGTTTTTAATTTTATGTTTGAGTAACAAGCAGATGTGGAATCAAAGAAGCTGTCGCCAACAGCAAGAATCATATTATATCGAAATCCGTAAAGCTAAATGTTATAGGACAAATTATATATTGTACATCGCCAGCAGCTGCTTCAAAAACAACATCGCCTAAACTAACTGGGAATGCATCTCTATATATGATTTTCTTTACAACATTATTATGTGAACTTAAGACAGATACAGTAATATCAGCTGTAGTTGGACCAGACGCGGTATCTGCAGCGCTTGATTGATTTCTGTCGGTAAATGTATGAAGCCAATTATATGTTTCCATGTATGATGACATGTTTTCATCTAACATAACATTGAATGTAACATCAGCGTGTGTTATAGAATCACCTGGGATAGGGATTCTACCAATTCTCGAATAATTAAGTTCAGATGCGTTTACCATCATTGATGGATGAAACACACTCTGTGCAAAAAACTGCAAATTTGGAAAGTACTTTCTATCAATAGAAATTCTAAATCCATTTGGTTGCAAATAGTTTGTATTCGTCGTTAGTGTCGAAGTATCAACACCGGATGTGACTGTTGTTGTATTGATTGCCATGTTACACCTTTATAGACTATTATAACACTATTTATACCGAAAGTACACAAAAAAAGAGGGGCCGAAGCCCCCCTTTTCCAGATTATTAAAACCTATGCGCCGAGGATATTGTCGACTCTAAAGATTCTGTAATACTGATTAGACTTAGCAGCAGCTAGGCCATCAGCAGGTGTTGCTCCTACGAATGGGTTTGAAGCCATACCGTAACGAGTTTTGAAACCAATCTTAGGTTGGAAGTTATCTTCACCAACCGCTCTCACCATTGTTAGTGGAACGTATGGGCAATAGAAGAGACCTGCATCATATGGGTTTGTACCCTTATAACCAACAGTTACGTAATCAACAGATGCATATGGGTCGATGTAGACCTTCATTCTGCCGTTAAGAACACCAGCAAATGTATTGCCTGTGTCATCTACGTTAAGGTTAGCTGCAATTGCTGGAGCATAGTCAAGCATGCCAGTGGCAGCAAGAGCTGATGCAATATCAGATGAGCAGATCATAAAGTTACCTTTACCTCTACGTGTATCTTTAGCAATTTGGTTTGCTTCTCTTTCGATCTGAACCATTAGACCTTTGAACTTCTCAACTGACCATCTGCCATCGGCATCTGTCTGTACGTCGAAGATACCGTTAATGGCTGTGTTGCCAGTAGATGCACCAGTCTTCGCCTGTGAGTTAACAGTTCTGATTACTTCTCTGTTGATTTCAGCAAGAATTTCAGCAGACAAGATATTTGCCAACTCAGTTTCTGCATCCAAGCCGTGGATCGCTTTTAGATCCTGAGCAAGTTCTAGAGAGTATTCAGCTTTAAGAGCTCTTGACTTAGCTGTCACAGTTGATTTCTCAATTGTGAAACCCATCTGAGCAAAAGCATTGCCAGAGGCATCGCCGAGTGCTTCAGCTGAATCAGTAGTCATACCCATTGTTTTTAGGGCTGTGTCTCTGTCGTTATCCAATGAGGAGTCTGAGCCTGCATCGGTTTTGCCAGCGAAACCAGATCCATCAGCTGGCTGAGCAGCTCCGGTCTGTGTGCCTGAGAAGCGAGTATCTGCTTCTGCATGCAATGCTTCTGTTGAGCCTGTTGTACCAGCACCGTAACGTGACTTCATCGCGAAGATAAGGCCAGTTGGACCAGACATTGGCTGAACGCCAGCAACGTCGTATGCCATAAGGTTAGGCATTGCACGTCTTACTAGAGAAATCAGGACAGGGTCCCAAGTTCCGATTGAGCCAGTATTAGCACCCGCTGGGGCTGCTTCTGAAAGGCCTTGGTATTGAGCACGCTCTTCTGAAAGAGCACGTTCTTGGTTTTCGAGAACGGCTGCGGTTACAGCGCGTCTGTGGGTATCTTTGATGTCACCAGCTGAATTTTCATTCAATACTGGAGCCCACTTTTCTACAAGTTTATCATAAGTCTGCATTTTGGACTCCCTTAAGTAGCAGATTTGCGGATCGCAGTAATGTACTGCTCCATAATCGCTGAAGATACAACAGTTTCGGCTTCACCGTCATTGTCATTAGCGTCTTCTTCGATAATAGATTCGTTAGTTTTAGTTGCTTCAGTGAAGTATGTTTCTTTGATTGTTGCAACTTTCTTAGAGAAAGAAGCTTCATCGTCAAAGGTAACGTCTTCGACAAGCTTTGCAAGCTTTTCAATCTGAGTTTCTGCAAGACCCTTAGAAGCTTCTGCGATAATCGCATCCCGCTTTAGGATTTCCAGTTCTTCAGACACAGCAATTGCATTAGTCATTTGTGTATTCAGTTGCTCTTCGAGCTCTGTGATACGATCTGACTGCTCGTCAACTAGGTCTACTTTGGATTCTGGAACTTCAACATAAGACTCAGTAAACAAGTCTTTCAACTTAGTCATAAAGTCTTCTGCAATTTCAGTACGGAGACCGTTCTGGATTGCAATCTTGTTTGTTTCCATCCATTGTTCAACCACGTAGTTGAGGTAGCTATCAACTTTGTCGACCATCTGAGTTTTGACTGCGTCAATCTCTTCTGACAATTCAGTTGTATAGTTTTCTTCCAATCTATCAATTTCTTCTGATAGCTTAGATTTTAATGCTGCTTCAAAGATTACAGCTGTTTTAGCTTTGAACTCTTCTGAAAGAGTAGCTTCAGACTCGATAAGTGCGCCTAATTCGCCTTCATAGTTGAAGTCAGCAACACGATCGTCACTTGAACTTTCAACAGACTCATTAGTTTTTTCTTCTTCATCTTCACCTTTATCCATCATTTTGTCAAAAGCTGCATCGAGATCCATTTTCTTCATGGCCCCTAACTTTTGATACATAGCACTGATCATTCCAGCTTTGGTCTTAGGCTTTTCCATAGCATCAGCTTTGCCACCCTTGCCACCCGGCTCTTTACCCGCTGGGCCAGCGTCGCCTGCTTTGCCTATAGAATCTGCAGCCTGTGCTTCAGCATTTTTCGGATCATGAGCTTCTTCCACGACTTCGCTCTCATTGTCATGGAGTTCAACTTCTTGATCTACATTTTGATCTTCAGTCATAATTGACTCCTTTACATATTTGTTTTGAGTAACGAGAGGAAATTCTTAAACTCACGTGTTTGAACCTCGTAAAGATCCGAACGTGGAGCGTTTTTGATTTCGGTCTCCATTTTCTCAATTTCTTGTGCTTCAATAATGCCGTTGTTCCATACCCACTCTACACCTTCCATAATTCCATTAACGAAAGCTCCAGGAGCAGATGGATCTTGCACGATGTCAACCGTATTTAGAACATAATCGCTTTTAACGACCATGACGCCATTTTGTTGCTCAAGACTACCCATACCACGAGTTGAGACACCTAGCTGCACTTCACCTTCGAGCAAACCTTCGACGATTTTACCCATAGGAGTCGGCAGAATAGTTGCCTTTCCGACCACATCATCGCCTTCAAAATGAAGGTCAGTGATTAGGTGCGAAACTTTATCTAGGTTAACAGTGGGCCCTTCTGGGTGATTCAATTCACCGACGGCTCTCTTCTGTTTTACCTGTTCTGTAACGTATTTGTTTACCGCAGATTCTACGATAGCTTTAGGATAAATACGTCCATTTCGATTCTTTTTATTTGTTTGTGCAAATACGCCTTCAATAACGTACTTCTTATTTCCGTCTTCTGTTTTTTCGACAATACACTGTACGTCTTTATGATTGTATTCGCTAATTAGTTTCATTGGCCTGCCTGCTTTACAAATTCCATTCCGGCTTTTTTAGCCATATTGATGTTAGGGAAATCATCAAGCTTCTCTCTATCAATGTAGAGTGCAAACTTGTTCTTATCCTTATGAATCATGATTTCGACACCTTTAACTTTTTTGTCAAATACATGTTCACCCGGCGGCATCCCCTTCTTTAGCGCCTCTCGAAATTCAACGAATTTCATGACTCGTCTTCGTCTTCTTCGTCTTCTTCTTCGTCGCTTTCAGATTTATCGTCCTCTAGATCTTCGTCTTCGATCTCAGGATCCTCATCTGTAGCGCCGTTGAAAACGACATCAGCCATTTTTACTTTTTCTGCTTCTAACGCGTCATTCACTTTAGTTGCCATCAGCTCATCAAAAATTGTTGATGCTCCAACGTTATCACCGTCAGCTGCATTTTGAATTAATGTTGCAATATCCATAGTTTTTCATTCCACTTGTTGCTGTTTATTATTTATAAAAAATTAGTTCTTAACGTTAATTACTATTAAGAAATGTCTCCGGAACGTCTTGTGACTTCCGTTCTTTTTGTTTTATGAATTCTTTTAACTCACAAAGTTCTTCTTTTAACCTCACATATTGCCATGCATAACCTTCATCGCCGGTTTTGCTAAATTGTTCAGATGCAATATCAATATTCTTTGACAAATTTAGAATTATTGATTGATATGGCTCTCTAATCTTCAGGTTCTGGTTCGGGTTCTGGTTCTTCTTGCTCTGGTTCATTATCATCAGGTTGCTCCTGTTCGGGTTCCTCGGGTTCAGCTTCTGCTTCTCCATCACTTGCTTCAGATTCTATTTGCTTCAACATATCTTCCATCTCTTCTTGAGATAGTTGAAGAATATTTTTATAGACCCACTCTTTTGAGAAAAACCCTTCTGGGCCAATGTAATTAGCAACTGCATCTAATGATGCAATTCTTTCTCTTAAAATTTCTGAATCTCTTAATTCAGTAAAGTGGTTGTCTCTTACATAGTCAACTGTAATATGAGCTCGCCAGTCGTCCCAATCTAATTCAGTGATAATACCTTTTAGCATTAACTGCTTTTTAAGGATTTCAAGGAATAGAGTAGAGAACTTTCTTCTAAGTCTTTCGATAAACTTATGAAATTTTAACTCGTCTCGACTAATCTCTGTAGCTCTACCTAAGCTGAATTGAGATTCTTGCTCCAGTCTACTAATAGGAACATTTAACGCTCTATATAGTCGCTTTTGGAAATATACAATATCGTCAATCTGACCTAGGTTTTCTCCGCCTGGGAGAGTTTCAATTTGTGTTCCACGGCCACCTTCACGTCTAGGAAGCCAGAAGTCTTCAAGCATACTCATATGCTTGCGATCGTCTTTCAATTCGCCAGTGTTTGCATCGTAAACTAGCTTATTGCGATATCTAGCCATAATATCTTTGAGATACTGCTCTGACTTCCCACGCGGTAAGTTACCTACATCAATATAAAAGATCCTGCGCTCGGGTGCTCGCGCGAGACGATAGATGACAAGAGAGTCTTCCATCATTCTTAATTGATTAATTGGTTTAATCGCTTTTTGTAGGTGTGAAACTACTTTTTTTCTTTTATCGTCAAGAAGACCTGAGGTTACGTAACTTATTGAATCAAGCGAAAGCTTTACACCTTGCTTCTGTTGCCCAGGTTTATCTTGGAAAATATAAAATTCTTCAACATTGGATACTATATCAGCACCTGTTGCTTCATCTTTTTTCTTTTTAATCTGCTTAATTTTTCTGACTTTAGCAGCATCAATATTTCTAATTTCTTGAATGCCCAATTTAGGACTTTTAGGCTCTACAATTAAATGGTGATACATTCTACCGTCAATGTACCAGCGCTTAAACATATCGTGGCCATTTTCAGTAAAGTTAAGCATACGCACAATACGCGTAAACTCTTCTTCCATTTGTTTTTTGATTTTGTTTGAAGCATCAACATTTTCTAGGTTCAGCTCAACAGGCGCCCCATCGGTTGATGCAGAAATTGCTTCGTTAATAATATTCTCAATAGCATCGTCTACTTCAGGATGCAATGCTACACCACGATATTTCATAATCGCTTGGTGGTTATCTTTAGACTCATCTCCGTCTAAATTAATATATTGTCCATAATGAGATCCGGATGCAGTTACATATCCTGCGCCATCATCATCTTGTGGCGGAACTATTGAAGGCAGATTTTTTGATTGTTCTTTTGGAGATCTTTTGATCTCAAATCCAAAAATCTTAATGCCGTTGTTGTTGTCTTCAGCCATTAAATCACCTAGTTAAAAAAAGTTTGGAAGCCGACTATTGCGCCGGCTTCCATTCTATTTATTTAAGTTGTCGTGTTGGATGTCCAGTACTGAATCTGGAACTCAACGGTAAACTCTTCGATCGTATCGTTTGCATCATATGCAAGTTCGATAGCAGATACGTTAGTTGGGAAAGCACCTACAAAGTTGTAAGTCTTAATTGTATCACCAGCCTTATTTAGCTGTTCAACAATCATGTCAGCTTCATACTCAGTTACTGAAGTTAGTCCAGTGTTTTGAGTATGAGCAGCCATACCATTCATCCAACGTTCCATAGCGTCTCTAACATTAAAATCTGTGTCATTAATGATAGTTACAGACCACGGTTCGAAAGTTCTGTCACCTGCCATTTGCAATTGTCTACCACGGAAAGGAACCGTAATAGGTGCAATTGTTGAGGCCGGTAGTTGTCCGGTTTTGCACATGAATGATGCTAATTCTACATCACCACCTGCATATCCTGGGAAGTTAAGTGTCACCTTAAAAAGATTAGGGCGAGCACCACCACCTCGGATTTTTGACTTAAAGTCATCTACTCCTAAAATAGCCATGTTTTATCTCCCTAAGCTACGCCGCCGGCGATTTCTTCAAAGTCAACACCAGTTCTGACTGCGACAAAGTTCAACGTTACAAAGTTGATGCTTCTTGCAGGTTTAACTAGGATGTTAGCAATGAATTCGTTTCTATCAACCACAGCGGCAGTGTTATTTGTTTCGTCACATACAACTCTGAAGTCTGTGATACCTCTTCGACCTTTGATTTCTCTAAGGAAGGGTTCAACGATTCCGACGAATTCTGCACGAGTAAACTCATCGTTAAACTCGAACATTACGTTTCTAGCTGCTAATGCAATCGCTCTTTCAATGACAAGGAACAATCTACGAACATTAATTCTGTCGAATGCAGAAGGTCTGTTCATTTTTGTTTTGTCACCGAACAACAAGACACCTTGGCCCGGAATGTTTGCAATCGGATTAACACCTGCTTTGTACAAAGTATCTCTTTGTGACTTATTAGGAGATGTCAATAACGATGTTACACCAAGATAACGTCCGCGTCTTGGACCAGCAGGTGAGAACCAAGGAGCAGCGACAAAGTCGGTTGCAGCCATGAGTCCAGCTGTTGATGATGCAGAAGGAATATTAATGTATTGATCATTGTACTTATCGTAAATCTTAAAGAAGTTATTATCTACGATTAAGTAACTTGATGGTGTGTAAGTAGCTGCAGCTTCGACAGTGCTTGTTGCCGGATCTGTTGACGTAATTACATCTGCTAGTGAAGGGGATGTAGTAACCACACAATCTTTTCTAGCTTCAGCAATTGAAACAAGATCATTTGTTATTGTGGTGTTAGCTGTACGAGTACGAGTACGTGGAGCAATAATGAAATCAATTTCAATATTGTCTTTGTCTTCGAACTGGTCATAACCTTCAAGGAACCTACCTAATGCACCTGTACCATTAAAGTTAGCATCAGCACCATTTGCCAGTTGGAAATCTGGTTGGGCTGTTCCTAGTGCATAGTTATCAGCTGAGTCTGCGTCTGTACCTGCATTCGCTGCAGTAAAGTTAGCATCAAATCCAGCAAGCCAAACATATTCTGACCTATTGTTGATAACGTCCTTAATATAGCTAGATGTACCATCAGGTGTAACTGCGTTCTGAGCGAGAGATACGAATGGGAAAGTTTCTAAAACTTCACCGACAGTTCCTGTGAACTTACCGTTTCTATCTACAATTGCGACGTGTACTTCGTCGTTAAGTGCGTTTCTCTTACTTGCAAAATCCGATGTACCCGGAGCTGCATCAAAATTATTTTTATATGTCCATCCTTCAAAGGCTGAATCATTGGAATCTTGACCACAAATTTCAATTTTTAGTGAGTTGCCAAGAGCTCCTGCCCACTTAGCTACAAAGAATCTGCCATCAGAATCCATTGCTGCTCCGCGACCATTTTGCCAGTCATCGAAAGATTTAATTTCTGCACTGTTTGAATCAGTGCCACCAATAAAGGCGTTGTCACCATTTGAATCATTTACACGAACTACTTGAAGAGTATTTGCATACTTCAAGAAATACGATGCTGAATGAAAGTCAAAGGTGTTTGTCGTGTTGGGTGCGCCAAACTTTTCCGCTAAGGTTGCTTCGTTATCTACCTTCGTCGGAACAAGAATTGGACCCCAAGAATAGTTACCTGCAATCGCACCAGTGGAAGATTGAACACTCGGCACGACACCGGATAGATCTATCTCTCTGACTACAATTGAAGGAGATTCTGAAAATGCCATTTGCTTCTTCCTCTCAATTATTTTTTATAAGACCACATAATACGATTTTTTTTTCACCTGATTCTATTTATAATTTATATGTCGTTCACATATTCGACAGCCCAGCCATCACCATCTTCTAGCGGTTCAACGTACTCTGGTAGACCATTGTCTATAGTACCAAATGGAGGCAAGTCGTCTTCGATTTCTTTCATTTTTTGTCTGAATAGCATGTCTTTAATATTAATGTCAGTCATATCACCGAAGAATTGTGATGAAACAAAGTAGCCAAACATGACTAAATTCATCATTAAATCGTCGTGGTTACCATCACTTGCTTCAAATGATATACCTTTAGAAACAAATGTAGAAATTTCCATAATAGTAATTTCGTCAATAATATTAAGCCTATTAGTCTCTAGTAAATCTTTAATTGCTGAACACCCAAGTCGTTTGACTTTTCTATTCATTTCAATTCCAAGAGAACTAGATTTTATGCTAGATGTTACATGCAGGTTTTCATATTCTAAATCGTAATATAATCCATGACAAACTACTCCGCCTTGATCATTTGCCTCAACCACAATATAAGCTTCGTTGTAGAGTTTCGCATACTTATAGATAATGTTAGGGAAGAGTAAAGGCGAGATAGTGTTGTTTCGATACACCGCAACCTGCTCGAAAGGGCGCTTGCTTATGTCGATTAAAGTAAAAGTAGAATAGTCCTGACCTCTTCCCTTCGCAACATCAACTGTCATTAAATAATCACCAGAAGCTTCCGGTTCTTTATAAATTAAAAGCTCCCCACCTTCTAAAGATTGCTGAGGTTGCATTGCTCTTAAATTCAATAAACATTCCGCGCTTATAAGCGTATCACCTGTTCCAAAGAATGTATTACCAAACTCTTGATCGAACTGGATTTGAGACGTATTATTAATTGTCTCTTCTTTCCATACATCGTTACGGCCAGGAACATCCCACCAATCAACACGAAACGATTTGAATTCATTTACCTTTTGCTCTGCACCTTCCCATATTTTATGGAAAGTATTACCGACACCGTTTGCTGTTGAAGTAATAATAACTTTAGTGTTTTCGCCAGAAGACACAACAGGATATGTTGAGGTGTAAAATTCAGCAGCTCTTTCTACAAAAGCAAACTCATCTAAATAAAGAAGGTTGACAGAAAGACCACGGATAGAAGACCCAGAAGTAGCAGCTGCGAGAATCCTAGAATTATTCCCAAACTCAATACTACCTTTATTAAGAGCTTTAGTGCCGGGTTGTAAAAAGAAAGGAATATTTTCCAACATAAGAGTAATACGCGAAAGCATTTCTCTCGCGGTAGCACCTTTGTTAGCCAAGATAGCAATGGTTTGTTCTGGTCTGAATAACGCGTACCAGAGTAAGTAGGCGCAGGCAGATATTGACTTACCTGATTGACGACATGCGAGAACAATGTTAAACCTATTTTCGTTAAATTTACTAAACATTTCTTCTTGATAAGGATATAGCTGAAATGGAACTAATCCTAAATCAAGATGAACAATTTTTACGTAAGTCCTAGCAAAATAAACTGGATCGAGCATACACTTTTTGTATTCTTCGACTTTTTCTTTATCCCACTGGTCATCTACCCCTTCACGCTTTACGTTTGGATTACCTAGGTAGCTGTCCGTCTTTTTCCGTGGCATTCTCAATCACCTCTTTCATATCGTCTCTAAGCATTCTTTGTAACTCAGTCGTAGACGCAATAAAAATATTATTTTGCTGTTTATCAATAAGCAGCTGTTCTTGTTTATCAAGCAGCGCTCTTTGCTTTTTATTCAAATCCATAAGTTGTCCATTAACTTCGGATGTGTGTTTAAGCATTTGACCTAGAACCTCAATAGCTCTTGGGTGTTCTGTTTCTTCAGCAACTCTAATTGCTAATTCTAAACTTTCTTTTCCTTTTTCGATAAGCTCGTAGTATGTAGCTCTTGAATATTCAAAATCTTTTTCTAGCTTGTCGTCTTTATCAGAATCTGTCATTATTAAACTCCAGCGTCACTATCAATCGCATCTACAATACTTGTACTAAATCCAAAGTCACTATCTGCTGATACACCAATTGGAGTAGGTGTAGTTGTAATTCTGCTTAAAGGAATATCTGAATCAGCATTACCTGAGCCAATAAGGAAAGTATTTGCATCGACTCTGCGAACAATCTCGTTATCGCTAATTGGTCCATGATAATAGATGTGCATTTCAAATGCTAAACTATATTGTATTGTTTGTCTTCCACCGACATCACCTTCGTATTCATTTGAAAGACTAACTCCACTTAAGATAATTGGAACATCTTCAGTAATAGTATCAAAATCAGCGAATGGTTTAATTGTTAAAGTATATTGTGGTGAAAAATATGGAATGATTTGTTCTACAATTTGTAGTGCATCATCTTGTGATTTAGCAAAAACAGACAAATCAAAATTAATTACGTATGGTTGACCACTTCTAAATTTGTTTCTGGTATTTGCAGTTGAACCCGCTCTATTGAAATCATTTGATTTAGGCAGCTGCCGCGAAGTATCGTATGAAACACCAGTAATTTCAAATGACATTCTAGGTAGCTTTATAGCAACCTTGTCATCGTCAACCAAATCAGCTTGTTCTGCGATACGTTCTAAAAATTTTTGTTTTGGTCCATAAGAAAGTGGAACCTTTAATGTGCTTACAATTGAACCTGCTTTATTTTTCCGAAGAACATAAATATCATTAAACAGTTTACCAAATGTAGCTACAGCAGTTCTTGTTCTTTGATGATAGAAATAATTACCAAACATTAGTCAGGATCTCCAAAAGGATTATTTTCGCTGAAGTCAATAAAGTCTGCTCCTACATCATCAAAATCTGAGTTATCTTCTGTATCAGTCATGTTATTTAATTCAGAAGTAGATTTTAGTGTAGATATCGCGTTTGTAGTTTGACCAATAATATCTCTACCTGCAACGAATGTGTGGAACTTACCGTCGTCAGCTCCAACGTGTGTGACATATACTGCACCGTCTGAATCTTTTTGCATAACAACTTCAGCAGACATTTTAACACCAGATGCAAATGTCTGTATAATTTTCTCACCTCTATCAAAGTCTACACCCTGTGGAGCTTCAATTGAAACTGTAGGAGCTGATGTATAACCAGAACCTGGGTTTGTAATTGTTAAAGTTGTGATTCTACCAGACGCCGTTTGCGCAGTACCAGTTGCAGTTGTTCCACTATCAGGAGATGAGAACGTAAGATCTGGGAATGTTTCTCTATACCCATCGCCACTGTCTGTAATTGATATTGACGATACGGATCCAGCTGATATAGTCGATGTAGCAAGTCCAGTTGTTGGCTTTGTATAATACAGCACGTATTGATACGTATTATTGACTTCAATGTTATCAATATCAATAACACCTGTATCGAGATCTTCGCCACTATATTCGAAGAGTTGTGCTCTACACTTATAAGTTGGTAGATTAGCTATTTGATAAAATGGTTGTTCAT